CCATCGAGATAGCTCATGGTCTCAGGGTAGATCAGTTCTGTCTGACCCAGACGACAGTAGTAGGTGCAAACGTGATAAATCCCAACATATTGTATCGGTGTCTTCTGCAATGGTGTCATCGGATAACGCAGACGCTGCGAATCCATGCTGTACGCCAGCGCACGATCAGTAGTACCAAGTACCTGTGGAGTACCACCAACACCCATACCAATTGACCACTTCACCGGCAAGAGTGTCAGTTTACCACCACGCTGCGCTGCAAGATTGTTCTCTTCCAAGAACTTCAGAATGGAAATATTACCCGCTGCGCTGACCACCTGGCTAACCAGCAAGCCGTACTGTACTGGCGGAAGCAAGATGCGATCCGGTATCACCGAATAGCCCGAAGCCGCCCAAGTGTTCTGAAGCAGTGTGTTGACATCAGCCAGTATTTGCGCTGGTGTCTTAGTGGACCACAGAGGGGACGAACCAGTACCAACTGGTGCGGCAGTCGAAGGCGTGATTGCTGTCGAGTTGAACATGCCGGTCATGCTGACTGTTGCATCACCAACATAAACAACCTGATCGATGTCCATTTGATGCTTGAGGTTCAGACCCTCAAACTTCTGCTGATCAATTGGACGCCCAACCTTGATTGCCGATTCAAGTTCTGGGATCGAATACTTGAGTTCTTCTTCCCAGAGCAAGAGAGGCTGTGCTGTCTTGCTGATATCAACAGCAATACCAGCAATCGCTGTAGTGTTCTTGCCTGACCAGTTGATACCAGCAGGAGTGATACCACCAGGTGCGGCGAAGGTGCTATTGGTGAAAGACTTGCCGACTCGTCGGCGAGTGTCACATCTTCGCGCAGATCGATGTCACGACCCCAAGTCACTGCCGCTAGTGGCATGTGCAGTGCCGGATCGAGACGTTCGAGTTCCTGCACAAGAAAGGCACCAGCACTGTCAACAGTGCGTCCATCGTGCGTAGTGTACAGACGATCAAGTCTTGGAGCGCCTGCGCGCACTGCATCGTAAGTCAACATATCATCACCTCTTCAAAACGAGTGCGCCATTGCCATCACTATTAGATGTTATAGCCAATCTCGGTGTTACCGGCAGCGTCAGCGGGACCACGAAAGAATGCCTTGTTGAGCCTGAACCCACTAGTAGTGGGATCAGTGGCAGTAACACGCCCTTGCACGTTTGCACCACCAGAGACAGCGGTCCAACAGTAGACGGGACTATTGCGCTGAGGTGCAGCGGCACCGCAAAGACGCACAGTCATAAAACCGCGACGTAGAAGATCAACCAATCCAGTTGCAGGCGGCAGACCCGAACCAAAAGGTATCGAGCCAGACGGGAAAGCAACTGTGCGATCACCACCTGGATACGGACGAACCAGAAAACCGGCCTCCATATCGGCAGTAATATCAGTGGCAATTGGCGGACGCACACCACTGTTGTTGAGAATTACAGGAGTGCCGTATTCAACAACTGGTGTGGCAGCATTCTGCAACTCGGGAGTAACCGTGGTGCCCAATGTTTGAAAACGACTGATTTCACCGGGAATACCGGCATTCATGCGGAAGACAAAAGCGGCCATTTCAACAACTCCTCTTTATCAGTGGACTGGCTTGAATTCGCCTGTCTTCCAGGCTTCGCGATTACGCCGCTGAATTTCACCCAGTGAAGGTACACCACCAGTATTGTTGGGACGCGGCAGCGACAGTGAATCACCAACACTGGAACGAACAAAGCCATTGTTACGCTGCATTCCAATAGCATTGGCAGTCGCTTCAAACGCCATCTTCAGTGTGTCGCACGGCAGTGTCTTGACTTGATCCTTTGTCTTGACACCAATCAAACCACTGAGAATTTCATGCGCCTCACCAACATCCATCGCAGCATCAAGTGTCTGGCGACGAAACGAACACAGACGCTGTGCAGTAATGCCCGCTTTGACACGCGCATCAAATGTTGGGATACGAATACCAGGAACGATGATTTCACCCTTGGCCATTGTATCTTGCCACAATAGTTCAAGAGGAACACTGTCCTGTGTCAGACCTTGCAGTCCAGGAAGATCGGTTTCACCAATAATTTCTGGATCACGTTCCGGCACTGGGATTGTTTCGTCATCATGCGCCTTCAGACGCGAGCCGCGCCGCATGATGTAACGCTTGGCATCTTGCGCATCCCCAGGATTTTGCAGTTCAACTTCGCTCTCGTCGCCATCCATCAGTTGCGCGATCTGTGCCTCTAATGCGGCGACACGCGCTTCCAAGTCTCCGCCGCCACCCATATCACCCTCATCATCTGGATCGTGTTGTATTGTCAGTGGACCATCATCACTTTTCTCACCACCACCATTGCCATTAGCACCGCCGTTTGGCAAGTGAACATGCATGTGAATGCCGTTCTGATCGGTGTCATCATCCATATCATCACCACCATTTCCTTCGCCATTCATCAAATCTGGCGGAACTTTGCCTTCCATTTCACCCTTAAGCTCTTCAAGGTCTGCATCGGAGGTAGCCGAGCGTGCCCTGCGCAGAATTTTGTCCATGAAAGATTGTGGCATCAATTGGGACTCCTCGACTTACAGATGCACATGCAGATGAATACGACGTGGTGCAGACTTGATAAACGCCGCACTGTCGCGCGTCCTTAAGCGCAACGCAGAATCGCCAATGCGGCACAAGACACCACAGCGTCCATCACTTACCAGTGCTACATGATTGGCAATTATATTGTGTTGGCGACCACGCCCATCTTCGGTCTGTTCGTACTCGGCGTCATACCCTGCCGACAATTCGCGAAGCTGTCTGTCGCGAATGGCTTTGATTGCCTTGGCGTCGGTAATGACCAAATCACCAAGTAATAGATGATTAAGAACACCATCCCCACGTCGCGGATTGAGAACATAGCCTACGGCTAAGTCTCGCCAGTTGTTTGGATTTACATCGGTGTCAGGATGATCCATCGTGACAGGTTTACCATGAAACGAATACACGGTCTGGTCGCGAAATACCTCTTCGGGCATTCGCTCAATAATAATGTGTCCGTCACTATCGCCAGTTAATGGTAGTTCTTTATCTGAGTATAGTTGGTGCCCAGTACGGGCTAAAGGTGCATTTCTAACAACCAGAAAGCCTTCCGGTGTTAGAGATTGTGATGGGCCTAATTCTTCGGTGGTATAAAATCTCATTGTCTGACGACAAAATATATTTAGTCGCCAGAACTTATGCACTCCGAAATTAAGTTTGTCAAAATAAATTCATATGGAAGATTACATTTTTATGAGGAGGAAGGATGGCAGACCAGTCCGTTAGGGGGGAACTAGGCTGGCTGCCATCACCTCAGTCGTTCACGGTGATGCCCGAGTGAACGAAAGCTCTACCTAGTGCGTCTGGCACAAATATAACCTTTTGCGTTGACAGTACCACTACCATTAAACTTGGTTTGTGCTACCAAATAAAGATTAAGCGGTGCAGCAGAATTCGAACGGCATTGCCCTGTCATCAGCACTTGTCGCTGTCCTGAGGTGAGCGCCGTCGTTGTGAACATATTAAGTATACCAACACCAGTCATCAGATCATCTTCGTTGGGTAGTGCGTCCGGATGAATACTGACACTAGCAGCGATCATATTAGGACTGACATTGGATGGTGGAGTATAGTCTACTGACCCCCAGATTTCCCAATCACCAGGTGTCAAGACAATCGGACAAATCTGCGTCGGTACGTCCGAAGGTAGGGCAGCACCAATAACATTACTGGTTACTACGTACTCACCAATCTCTCCTGCGTTGGCCTCTAGTCCCGTGATAGTACCAAGCAATACCGAGGTATTTGGTACATTGAGTAGTTGATCTGTACCAAGCTCCGCTAAATTACCAACGTCGGTACTGACAGCAGTTGGTCCCTCTGGTCCTATTGGCCCTATTTCACCTTGTGGTCCTTCTGGACCTATCGGTCCTTCTGGACCTTGCGGTCCTTCTGGACCTATATCACCTGGTGGACCAACAGCAACAAAAGTGTAGCTGACCTCGAATACTTCTTTAATCTCCCATCCCACAGTAATTTCTGGATCGGGATACATTACTAGATGGTCACCAGTCTTGGGCACACCATTTGCAAAGAATGACGGTGTGACAGGCACAACTACTGATTTACCATCATACGCTACAGTCACAGAGTCGATATCAATACTTACGATTGGTGCTGAGCCTACCAGACGATAAGTCTGGTAGTAACGTGGTAGATCAGCACGAATATCATGAAGTGGATCATCAGACATTTCGCACCCTAAGTAATGATGTCAGGTATTACTGGTTCAGCCCAGCATCTACAATTAGGGAAATTCCCAGGATGATGTCTTGCTCCATTCTCTTCAGCCTCTGGAGGGTCATCCCAGCTTTGTATTGTGCCATTCAACTTGCGATGACATTTACGCACATAGATGTCCTGCACCGAATGCCAAATATAACTGTCGGACCCAATATGCAATGCTCTTGCTTGTACCAATGAACTGGCAGCTTTTGCCGTCTCAGTTCTGGCAATCAACGTGGCTCTAGACATTGTGACACCAGTAGTGTTGGCAATCATCTCTGCCAACTGGTCATAGCGTTTACCACCTAGTACGTATTGTTGCGTCAGTGCTTGCACACGCTGCGCTGCCTCAAGCGGAATGCTGGTGATTAGATTTACTTGGTCATTTTGTAGCTGGCGCACAATCTCACCAATTGGTGCATCTCGCATTTCTGCTACCAAGTCTCGGCTCATCTTCTGCGCAGTGCGCTTCCACGCCTGGTAATCTCTGCGCTCGACTTCGGCAATCATTCTGCACCAGTTGCCTTGGCCCACGGGTTTATTATTTCGGCGTAGCGTCTCAGTACAGATTGTACTTCCGGTACCACCGTGGGATCGCCAATAGCAAAGTGCTTGATTATCTCCCCAACATGTCTGGCAATCTTGCGCAACTGTATTGCATAGCCGCGTTCAGCGTTAAGCACCTTCTTGAAATGTTCAGACTCGGCGCGTCTCTGCGCTCTGGTAAGCTTGATGTCATGCGTCAGACTTGACGCGATGGCATCAGCAAAACCACGGGGTTCATTT